GAACATCTCGCTCCGCTCCGCTTATCCTCACGTCAGATATTGCACACCTACAGGGTTGCTCTCAGTACAAGGGTATATAAGGGATCTGTATCTGCTGCGGCTGAAATACCAGCCGCGGATAAATATTCAAGCTATGTATGCCGTCATGTAGACTGCAAAGCATAGCGAAAAGAGGAGCTGTATGTATGGAGAAGTACGATCATGTTTTCGATAAGTTCATTGAATGGGAAAACTTGTATAGCGGTTATATTCTTGCACGCTCAAACAAGCGATACAGGAAAGAAGTGCTCTCTTATACAGCAAATCTTGAAGAGAATCTGATTGATACTCAAAATCACCTTATTTGGAAATCCTATGAGGTAAAAGAGCTTCGTGAATTCATCGAATATTATCCGAAAAAGCGCATTATAACCGTAATGCCGTTTGCCAACCGTGTTGCAAACTGCGCAGCTCACAATGTTCTGTGGCCTATATACAGGAAATCGTTTTATGAGCACAGTTACGGTTCAATTGAGGGCAGAGGTCCTATCGCTGCGGCAAATCAACTCCAATATTGGATGCGCATTATTCGCAGCAGACGCGAAAAATGGTGGATAGCAAAAGCAGACATTGCAAAATTCTTCTTTCGTGTACCCGTCGAAGCACAGCTTGAGGCTCTCGGAAAGCCAATCAACGACCCGGATATGATGTGGTTTCTTGAACAGTCCATACGTTGTGACGGACGCGCTTTCGGCTTACCTGTTGAAGCTACAGATGTAACTGATTGCGATAGAATTCTCGGAATAGGTATGCAAGCCGGCAGTTTGATTTCACAAATGACGGGTAATGTGGTTCTGACACCCGTAGACCATTTCGTGAAGAGAGAGCTTCGTGTCCCGTACTATATGCGAAACATGGACGATATGATGTTCCTTGTGCCGAGCAAAGAGCAAGCGCATGACGTTCTTGGAAGAACAGCGGAGTATTTGTATGACAATCTCGGTTTGCAATTCAACGCGAAAACAGCAGTTATGCCGTATGACGCCGGTCCTGAATTTGTAGGTCGGCGCATTTGGCCGCACAAAATCCAGATGCGAAGATCGACTTCTTTGCATATGAAGCAACACCTACGCTATGTCATGGAGCATTATTCCACCGGAGAGCTTGATCTCGACTATTGTCTAAGTGTAATGAATAGCTATCTCGGCTATATGAAACACTGCGATTGCGACGCTCTCCGAAAAAAGATCCTTGACGATTTCACTCTTGTTCGGCACTATGCCGAAGAACAAAATATCAACCCCGATTGAGAAATCTTTCGGGGATTTTTCATGCCATGGAGGGACAAATGGACGAGGGAATCACGATAACCGCGAACACAATCATTACAGTAGCTGCTGTGGTATCTGCCATAGTAGCTATTTTTGGTATTATCTTTACTATATACCGGTGGTATCTCAAGCAAAATAAGCAGGATGAGGACATCAAATCATTGAAGGATGAATTGACAATCCTCACATATGGCACTCTCGCGTGCTTAAAAGGGCTTTCGGAACAAGGATGCGACGGTCCTGTAAAGGACGCGATAGACCGTATTGAAAAACACCTTAACAAAAAGGCTCACCAATAATCAAAGGAGGAAAAGAAAAATGCTAACACCGAATTGTACCTATACTATGAATGGCGTATTGGTTCGAGAGAAGATTATCCCGGACGGTACGCGATGGACTGACGACGCAAAAGCGAAGAAAGCTGGATTCAGCGGCGCCGGGGAACTTTACAAGAAAAACCAGAAACTTTCTGGCAACACAGGAAAGGCAAAGTTTGTGACGATCCACAACACAGGGGATTTTGCAAACGTCTATGACGGCGGCGAACTTTATACACGCGCAACCTATAACGAAAACATGGGCTCGGCGCGTGTACATTTTTATATTGACGAGACGGGCGCATGGCAAAATCTCAAAGCTGGCACAGGTCTTTGTTCTTCAGATCCGCTCGGTGCAGCGGAGGTATCATGGCACTCAGGAGACGGAAATGTTGCGGACGGCGGCAACATGACCTCTATTTCAATGGAGCTTATCATGGGAGTATCTTCGGCAAACGATAGTAAGACCTATGACAATGGCGCAAGGATGGCGGCATGGCTGCTTTGGAGGCACGATCTGAGCGTCGAGAAACTTGTCACTCACACATATTGGGTGAACAAGACTGCCAAAAATAAGTTTTCCGATATAGATGAGCAGTGCTGTCATATGGTAAGCGGAAAGAAATGGTGTCCCACATACATTTTCAACAGCTACAACCATGCTGTTGCGCTGAAAAACTGGAAGGCTTTCAAGTCTCTTGTAAAGCGCTATCTTGATCAGCTGAACGGCAATATTACGCCGACAATCCCGATTGGTAAATCGGATGAGACAAGCACCACTATAAAGGTGGGTGATGTTGTTCAGATAGTAGGCAACGAATACTATTCAGGCAAGGCGATTCCGACATGGGTTAAAGCGAAAAAATGGATTGTCAAATCCGTATCGGGCAAACGCGTGGTAATTGATAAAAGCGAAGACGGAGCTTCATCCATTTGCAGTCCGGTGCATTCGGATGCACTTGCAGTCGTTCGTGCTGCCACAAGAGGAACTGTAACATTTCAAGTCGGAGATAAAGTAAGATGCAATACCGGCGCAACGTATTCCAATGGTGGAAAAATGCCTTTGTGGGTATTGAATGCTACGCTTTATATCAGACGGATTGAACAAAACGGCAAGGTTCTCCTTGTGAGTACCGAGCCCGTGAAACAGGTATATACGGGACGTGTCAACGCTTCCGATGTACATAAAATCTAAATTCAGAAGGAGAATTTACTATGTTTGCACAGTTTATTTCAGAGTATGGAACCGTTATTCTGTATACCGTCCTTACGGCGGTTTTCGGTTATCTCGGCATTCTTGCCAAGAGGCTTGCAGAAAAGTACCTGAACAGCAGGGAAAAGAAAGCTGTCGCCGCATCGTGCGTCAAGTTTGTTGAGCAGGTCTACAAGGATTTGCATGGAGAAGAAAAGCTTGAAAAGGCTCTTGAAGCCGCGTCGGAAATGCTCGCAGAAAAAGGCATTCAGTGTACAGAGCTTGAACTTCGCGTTTTGATTGAAGCCGCCCTGGCGTCTTTTAACGATGCCTTTAATAAAGATTCCGAAGAGGACGAGACAACCATTCTGCCCGAAACAGAACCGATTGACGATTTCAGAGGAACTGATGAGGATCTTCCCGACGTCGAAAACACAATAACTGAATAACACCAAAAGGACAACCCCTGTATTCGTCTCTAAAAGGCGATTACAGGGGTTTTGTTGTTTATATAGGGGAACGCAAGGGCAACGGCAAATCGTTCGTTGCAACAGGCACAGAGCGCGCATAGCTGGCTCTAATGCTTGTCGCTCCCCGTCGAGCCGATAGGACAGCTTATCATTTCAGAAAATCAGGCGGCTTGCAATTGTGTAAACGCACTTGTGAGATGCAACCGAGCGGTTTTGAACTCGGCGCCGGTCATTCCAAGCCGACGTGTCAGCACGTTCATCATAAGCGTAGCCTTCTGAGTTGTGGTATAGGATGCGCAAGATTTGTAATACATTTTATCCGGCGCATTTATCGCCCATGCGCTCATAGCCAAGCAAAATTGGATGTACGCTTTGATTTTTCCTGCGTGTGTTGTACCATTGAAAAGACGGAATTCAACTGTTCCTTTGGTAAAGAAAGCATGAAGGTTGATACCGTGATAACGGGTTGAATTGTAATGCCGATGGTCAATGCCGCCGTCATAGCCATCATTCACTTTGCTATACCAAATCGCTTCCATGCTGTGCGGAGTTTTTTCATGGTCCTTTTTCATTGCGTTGAGCAAATCTCGTGAAATTTTGTGACACCAACGATTAGCTCTGTCTCCGATCTGAAGAGCTTCATAGAACAGATCCTGTCTTCCGATTGCGAAGTTCATGAGTCGGGTCAGGCTCTGCGGTGTGTGATTAGCTCCATCAACATGGACGTGAATGCCGCAGGAAGAATTGGCAACTGCGCCGCCCTTAACAAGCTTGCGAACGATCTCCTGCAAGTCCTCAATATCGTCGTATTGGAGAATCGGGGTTACGATTTCGCATTTGTAAGAGTCGGTGGCAGGTACTTGCACGCCGTTTTCCTTTTTGGTTGCCGCAATGCTACTGTCGCTCATGGCTTTCCATGTTCTGCCTTTGCGGTCGGTTGCGGTGTAGGTATCGTAGCATGTGCCGACGTGCGACAAGCTTGTGCCGTAATACATTGCGATGATCCTCACTGCGTTACTGCGTGTGATTCCAGTAAGTTCGATTTCAACTCCGAAGTTCTGATTCTGAATTGCGATTGCCATTTTACATATCTCCCTTGATTTTTTCGCCTTACTGTGTTATAATTAAAGTGTCCGGGGGAGTAAGGCTCCCCCCGGCGCACCGTTTGCGGTGGAGTGAGTGGTTACTTTGGTCGGTGGTCACTCACTTTTTTTCTGTTTTTCGAGAACATTCAGGATTGCTTGTTTGAGTTCGTCAAGCGTTTCGCACTTTTCGATAAGCTCAAGAACCATCCGGAGTATGTACTCTGTGTTCTGCATTTCGTCCATTTCCTCACTTCCTTTCTTAAGAGGTTTCCCTCTGCCTTACAAGTATATTATACACTATAAAGTGTATTTTGTCAAGTGTTTTTTGATAAAAAATAAAAATAATTTTGATATTTTCGATTTTATGTTGACAAAATACATTTTTAGGTGTATAATATATCGTGAAAGGAGTTGAATGGCATATGTCAATGGCTGAAAAAATAAG